TGGTAAAACTCTTATAGGACTAAAGTATATTGATCATTTACAGAAAGCAAATATGAATAAGCTTAATGTGTTAGTGGTAGCACCTAAACTTAGTATATTTAAATCTTGGAAGGATGATGCTTTGAAGTTTAACATAGATATATTAGGATTAGAGTTTACAACATATATTTCTTTAAACAAATATGATGCAAACAAATATGACGTTCTTGTTCTAGACGAAGCCCATTCTTTATTAAATTCTCATATAGGATTTTTAGGACACTACACTGGTAGAATACTAGGACTAACTGGTACTCCACCAAGATATGCTGAGTCTGAAAAGGGAATTATGATGAATACATTTTGTCCTGTAAAGTTTAAATACATCACTGATGATGCTGTAGATGATGATATTCTTAATGATTATAGAATCATAGTGCATAAAATGAAACTTTCTACTAGTAACACTATAAAAGTAATTCTTAAAGACAAAGAATTTTATACATCTGAAACTAAAAATTATAGTTATTGGACAGAAAGAGTGTATGAAGCTAATGGACCTAAACAAAAACAGATAGCTTCTATTATGAGAATGAAAGCTTTAATGGATTTTCAAACTAAAGAGAATTATGCTAATAAGTTATTTCAGGATATGGATCAGAAATGTATTCTATTCTGTAATACACAAGCCCAGGCTGATAGAATGTGTACTCATTCAGTTCATTCTAACAATGTAGATTCTGATGAAAATTTAGAATTATTTAAAGAAGGAATGATTGAAAGACTATCTTGTGTCAATCAACTTAATGAAGGAGTTAATATACCAGAATTAAGAAGTGCTATTATTATGCATTCTTTTGGTAATGAACGTAAAGCCCAACAAAAGCTGGGTAGATTGTTAAGACTTAACCCAACAGAAATAGCTACAGCTCATATACTATGTTATAAAGACACTGTAGATGAACAATGGGTTAATGAAGCTTTAAAAGATTTGGATGAAAATAAAATTAAATATTTTGACGTAGATGACTCAACATTTAAACGGAAAGTATAGAAAAGTAAATGGAATACTAGAACCTACTAGTCTAGGAATGAAGAAGCAATATGAACTGTTTGTTTCTAATTTAAAAGATGGAGCCATTATAGAATTCTTCTATGAAGAACAACATGATGATGGAACACTTCCACAATTAGCTAAGATACATGTTATGATTAAACATCTATCTATGCATATAGGAGAATCTGTAGAAAATATGAAGTTGTTAGTTAAAGATAGAGCTGGGCTTTGTATAGCTAGAGAAGTATCTGGTAAAGAATACTTTCTAGCTAAAAGTTTTGCTGACTGTTCTAAAGAAGAACTAGCTTTAGCTATACAAGCAGCTGCAGAAATAGGAGAACAAGTTGGTTTTATTGTAAACTAATAGCATCTTCTATAGAACCTTCATAAGTTTTACCTTGTTTATTGGCTTCAGTTTCAATATCTCTTAAAAGTATAGAGATTGTTGTTAATGAATTCATCCAAGGTTCACTAAATTCATGAGATATATCTTTAAAGTTTGCTGATTCTTGTTTGTATTGTTCTAATTGTTCAGAGGTTAGTTCAGATGCTATATGCATTAAAAGTTGTTGTAACTTCTGTATAAACCCTGTTCCTATTCTAACATCAACAACAGCATCTTTTTTAATCATTTTTATAGTTTCCATTGTAAAAAGTTTTTACAAATATATGATAGATCTTGAAGAAATAAAAATCAAACTTATAGAAAAACTTAAACCATCTGGTTGGGCTGTTAAATTAAAAGGATTTGTACAAAGCTCAGACTTTGATAAAGTGTTACAAACATTACATAATTTAAGAGAAGATGGTAAAAGATTCACTCCTCCTCTTAAACTTGTATTTAGAGCATTTGAAGAATGTCCTGTAGATAAATTAAAAATAGTTGTTATTGGGCAAGATAGTTATCCATATTTAGGTGTGGCTGATGGAATAGCATTTAGTTGTAGTTTGACAGACAAGGTGCAACCAAGTCTAAAGAACATATTTGCTTCTATAGACAGTACAGTGTATCCAGAACAAAATGTAGAACATGACCCAGATCTTAAAAGATGGGCTAATCAAGGAGTGTTATTATTAAACTCAGCTTTAACATGTCAAGTGGATAAAATAGGAAGTCATTTCAATGTATGGAAAGACTTTATAGCTTACACATTAGATATATTAAATTACACTAATAGTGGACTTGTGTTTGTTTTAATGGGTAAACAAGCCCAGGATTTAGAATCATTGATTAATGAGGAAAAACATCACATAATTAAAGTGAGCCATCCAGCTTCTGCAGCTTATACTAAAACTATATGGGATTGTCAAGACTTATTTAATAAATGTAATTCTATTATAGAAGGACAGAATGGAAAAGAATTTAAAATAGTATGGTAGTATGGAACATTTAGAATTTAACAAAGAAAAATTTATAGATTTTAAGAAAGAATATAAGAAGGCTGTAGATAATCAAGAACCGTCTTTTATATTCCAAAATAAAGAAATAGTAACAGGATATGCAAAATATCTTATTGAGTATTTAGAAACACAAATTAAATAATTAAAAAACACAACAAAATGGCAATCAACAAAGTAGACTTAACAGTGTCTCAATTATTAAATGACCTTAATGAAGGATACACATGGCTTAAGAAAGATGATTTAGGATATGGTAGTATAGAAATGAAATATGGTGCTAATCCAGTACAGATAGCAACAATTAGAAAACACCCAGCTCTTAAAGATGCTGAAACAACTTTAACTGTGTTTAATATTATAGATGATACACCTAAACAACAAGTTGTAGATGTAAAAGCAACTCCTAAAGTTAATAAAACAATAGAGAGAATAGAAAAAGTAGAAGAACAACAGCCTGAATTAGTTGTAGAAACATCTAATGCTGTAGATCTTTTCTCAAACCTTTAATAAATATAATGAGTACTAATAATGGTAAAAATGTTAGACCAAGTCCTACAGTTAGTGCAACTTCATTTCCTATAGGTCATATAGAAATTGGAAATGATGGTAGGTATTGGGAGGTACGGGGTAGTAGTAATGGAATAAAACGATGGGCTGTTAAAGGAAATACTCCAACTTTTAAATCTAACATAGTATATAAATTTAATGTAGGAGATAAAGTGAGAGTGATCTATTCTGGTTCAGGTTGTGGGAATGATGATATAGGTAAAGAAGTTAGAATAGTAAGAAAAGGTAAATATGCAGATGGTCCTGGTTATGAAGTGTCCCCAGCTATAGGAAATAGTAAAACAGGAAGTTTTGATAAAATGATAGGAGAGAAGGCTTTTGTACTAATAGAATCAGTACAAGATTTACTTGATAGAACAAAAAATTTAAATTTAAAAACAAACACAAAGTCAAACAAAATGGCAAAAATTAGAACTAAGTCAATTACAAAGAAAGTTACTCAAGAAGTAAGAACAATTGAAACATCCTTAATTAATAAGGAAGAAGTATTTAAAATGTTAGCATTAGCAGAAGCTACAGGGCTTCCATGTTTATTAATTGGTGAACCAGGTAAATAAAAAAAGTATTATATTTGCATAAATTATAATTATGCAAAAAGTAAATAAAGTAAATCACAAAATTTTAAGTAACCAATCTGGTATTTATAAATTGATTATAAAAAATCATTGTTACATTGGTAGTTCAAAAAATCTATATTATAGATTAAAAAGACATCTATGTGATTTAAGAGCAAATAGTCATAAAAACCCACATCTTCAAAATTGTTTTAATAAATATGGAGAAGATGAGTTTATATATGAAATAATTGAAATTTGTTCAATTGATTTTTTAATTCAAAAAGAAAAATATCATATTGATTTATTAAATCCTGATTTAAATGTTGTAAAAAATCCTATTAATATTTCTATAACTGAGGAATCAAAAAAGAAAATAAGTGAAACTTTAAAAGATTATTTTTCTAATCATAAAGTTTATAATAAAAAATGGGATAAAATAAAAATATTTAATAAGGATGGTGTTTTTATAGAAGAATTAACAAAAGAAGAATTATTTTTAAAAAAATATTGCTCTACAAAATACCAATTTAGAGTAATTATAGAAGTTTGTGCTGGAAGAAAAAGAAGTTATAATGGTTTTGTTTTTCAATTTGATTATGATAATAAACACATTAATAAGTTAGGAAATAGAAATCTTTCTAAAAAGTATTATTATGAAGTTATTGATAAAAACAATAAAAAAATAAAACTTACTTCAAATTCTGATATAATAAAATTTCTTGGAGAAAATTCTTTTGATATTGATGAATCTATAACATTTACTTTTAAACAAAAATAATACTACCCGATGCCTGGTATAAATCTCGTGAATCTGGGAAAATCTGGAAGCAGACAACCCTAATCCAAGCTTTGTAGAAATACACTGAAGGATCAACGACTAGTACATACTTTCTTAACAAGTGGTGTTGAAGAAAATGAAGTACCAAGAGTGCGGGACATATAAAAGATATACCAATATTACAAAAATTTTATATGAAGAGATAGTCTGAACTATACAAATAACAAAATAAAGTATAGAACATTAAGATAAAGAGCTTAATGGGTAACATACTGACGGGTAAGACCAAAACTGTTATAGATTATGCTAAAGCATGGTTAAATAAAGATGGTAATATGACAGCAGAAGACTTTATGAGTAAAATCTATATTCTAGAAACTGATGAAGGTACTAAAAGTTCTGAAGTTAAAGGTATACCTTGTTTAGAAACATTATTTACTCAAAATAAATATGAATTAAATACCCCAATTGCTGAAGCAGAAATTGTAATCATCAATGAGGTAGATAAAGCTAGTAGTGGTATCAGAAATGCTATGTTAGGTGTGATGAATGAGAAGTTCTTATTTAATGGTAAACATAAAATACCTTGTAAATGGAAGTTATTTATTGCTACATGTAATGAAATACCTAAAGATGAACAAGATAGTCCATTCTGGGATAGATTTATGTTAAAGACTAATGTAAATAGAGTTTCTGCAGGTGATATTAGTAAGTATTATTCTAAAGGAGATAGAAACTACAGAGAAAGTTTTAAAATGGGTATTCCAAATAAAGCTGAACTAGAAACTGTAGATGTACCAGTTAAGAAATTAGATAAATATCTAGAAGTGGGTTATCAACACAGTAGTGATAGAACTTTAACTTTTGTGCCTAAATTAGCAAAAGCTGTTAGTTATATCTGGGATATTAGTATTGATAAAGCTCTTGTAAAAACTGCTCAAATTATGATTGGTCAGTCTGCAGGTAGTGAATTACAAAATAAACTAATGTCTGTTGAGGTTAAAGCTGTTATGAGTAAGGTGGAAATGCTTCAATCATATACAACTAATGAACAATTAGAAATAGCAGTGGCTGAAATTGAGAGCTTAATTAATGTTTATGCTACTAGAGATTCTATTGATGAAGATCAAGTACAAGAAATAGAAAGGTCTATGCATTATATTTTAAGTAATCATTCTGCACGTAAAGATGATTATCAAACAGCTGAAGCATTTGATAGTATGTTAGAAGGAGAAGAAGAAACTACTAACATCCCTTTTTAGGTAAAGGTCTTTGGCAAACAATGAGAGAACAGGGGAATACAATAACTTATTCCCCTCTTTCTTCTTTTTATACAACTGAAGATCTTAAAAACTTATTAAATAATATTTATGGCAGCAGGTAGACAATACAAGAATGCATATACCATTCTTGAAAAAGTAAAGAAAGGAGAGATAGACTCCTATTATAGAAATGAAGATAGTTTATTTAATAAAATAAACTTCTACAAAAAACCAGATCTTATAAATCCACATCTTCATTATATTGATGAAAGTAGACTTAAATCTATTGTAAGTAATCATATGACTGACCAAAAAATGGTTACTAATCTATATAAAAGTTTTCACAAAGAAGTTGAGAATAAAAAATTACCTACAAATAAACAACCTGGGTTTGAAACATTTTATGAAAAGTTTCAAGAAAACTATACTAAGTTTCCAAAGCATTTGAGTAATGATATATTTAAAATGTATTATAATCAAATGGAGAAACTTAATTTTGAAGATAGAGATGATACAAACACCACTAAGTTTAAAATCTTAGAAAAAGCTAATAATCCTGTTGGTAAGATAATGAGTGAGAATAGTAGTTTGAAGTCAGCTATTTTTACTAGAAATGTAGTTTCTTATTTTGTTGGAAGAATGACTATAATGGATTTTATAGAACCTGAAACTTCTGAAGATTTTAAAAATGATATAAATGGAGAAGGGGATTCAGGTAATGGGGATGATCTTCTAGATAAGATGATGAATAGTAAACGAGCTGCAAATGATTTTGAAAAAACTATTCAAGAAGCTCAGGAGTTATGTCAAAAAATGGATGGAGCTATGGATGAAGAAACCCAGCAACAAATGTTTGATAATGCTAATAAAGGAGGAAGTGAAGCTGGTAAAATAAGTCCTGATTATATTAATAAAATGATAAGTAGACTTGAAAACATTAATTTATCTATGGACAGTGTTAAAAATGAAATTAAAAAACTTGTAGATAAATCTGTAAGTTATTTTAGTGCTAAAAAAATAACCATTTTTGAAGATTTGTTTAATAGTGATAATATAGCAGGACTAGATGAGTTTGAATTGTTACATCCTAAGATTAGAAAGATATTTGCTGAGGATTTACAGATTAAGACTACTAAAAGTATTGGTAAAATAGATATTTATATTGATATTTCTGGTAGTATGGGTAGTAAGTCTGGAACTGTGAATAAAAATGGTAATCCCATAAACAAACTAGAGTTTTGTAAAGCATTTGCTGCTAAGCTTAAACAAATGGATATGTTGAATAACATTTATACTTTTAATACTAGAATTAAACAAATTAAAAATAATATGTTAGCAATATCTATGATAGATGATAATGGAGGCACTAATATTAATATTGTAATTAAGAGTATAGAAGCTAATAAAGAAAATGCTTTAGTATTAACTGATGCTGAAGACTGTTGTCATATTTATTCAGATAAAGCATATTTTATTGGTGTACAGGGTGCCAGATTTAGTTATTTTAATCCTGATATTATTGCACAATATTCTCAAAAAAATCAAGTGATAGTATTTGATGGCACCAAAATAAGTAAAGTGGATGCAAGTGGTAATATAATTAATTAAAAGAAATATAAAAGACCCTATAAAAAGTAGGGTCTTTTTATCATCCTGTAGCAGAGAGGGTTATTCTACAAGAATGGTTGTATATAGAGGGTTATTTTCCTTGTCCTTTGTAAGGTTTAGGTCTTTGGTTGTGTTTGTTATAAGATTTTTTAGCAGACCCACCTTTACGTCTACCAAAGTTTACTTTTGTTGATACAGAATTAGAACCTTTTGCCATTAGCTTATATATTTACGTATTGAGTATTAGTTATAAAGTCTTTATTTTGGTATTTAGCATATAGCTGTCTCCAAGACAGTCCAAATGTTTTCTCAAAATGTGGAGTGTCTGTGATAGTTTTCCAATCACCACCCCATGTATATCCAGCTTCTTTAAATATTTTTATCACTTTAAAGAAATTAGGACCTGTCTTCCATGATTTTGTGTCATCATATTTATATGTTCCATCTGGTTGTTTAAATAACCAGCAAATGTCTATAGCTAATCCATAATTATGTAAAGAACTTCCACCTTTAGCATTTGTTACAACAGATCCTGGTTTAGTTCTACCTTGAGCATATAGATCATTCTGTTCTTCTATGGTTCTTAATCCTTGTACCACTCTGATAGCTAAATTATCTTCTACAACAGATTCAGCTTTATCAATAAGCTGTTTCACTTCTTCCCTGATTTTAGGGTGAAGATGTGATATTCTTTCTTCTGATATTTTATCTTTCATGTGTTACAGTTTTATTTTCCAGAAAGTAGATACACCATAGTTAACTATTCCATTAGGAGAAATACCAGCCTGTACACCAAATATTTGTTCTTTCTTATTCTTTAATAGGAAAGAAGTTGTAAATTGGTTAAGCTCTTGTTTATTACCTTGTATTCCTATTCCCCAGAACACTTGTGTTTTAGGAGGAGGAATTATTGTAATAGTTTCTTTTATAATTGGATATTTAAATTTATAATTAATTTGTCTACCTTGTACTAAATTATTACTAACAGTGTCAGTAATCTTTACATATCCTATAGAATCTATTCTAAAAGAATCTTTTTGAATATTAGTTGCTAAAAACTTAGCCACAAGTTCTTGGTATTGTAACACTAATTTATTATAATTAGTGTCAGCAATATACTCTTTAGTGTAATGATCTACAGGGAAAGGTATAGATTGAACAATCTGAGGCTTACTATTAATTGTAGAATCTTTTTTAATCCATACAGTGTCTCTAACAGTTGTAATACTGGGAGTTACAGTTTTACCTCCTCCACATTTCTGTAGAAAAAGAATAACTATTAATACAATTATAACTATGTCTGTAATTCTAAGCTGTTGTTTCATCTGTAAAGAAGTTTGATATAAATTTAGCTATTGCTGCAATTATCATTACACCTGTAGCTAGTTTAGTATGTTCACTAAATGCTGCAAATGAAGCTATTGTAACAGAAGCTGCTAATATACTATCAGCTATTTTTCTTATTTTCTTAGGGGTAGGAGCCCAATATGATGCTAAGTTTAATTGAAATTTCATAATTATAATTTTAATTTAGAAAACCTCCTCTCCATACACCATTAATAGAAACAAAAGTGTAATAGTTGGTAGCAACTAAAACACTTACT